AGATGATGTCGCGCAGATAGTCGAACGTCCCGCCGAGTACGTCGCCCATGGTCACGCCACGGTTCTTGACGTTGTCCAGTTGGTCTGAGGTCAGCCCCATCCCGTCCGTGAGGTCGCCAACATCCTTGTTGAGCGCGCGCGTGGCGAGGGAAAGCGTGCCCCCAATAGCCGCCGCCGCCGCGCCAACCGCTGCGATGAACGGAAGCAGCGGGGCCATGGCGGTCCAAGTTGCTACCGCCACGCCGCGCATGACCGCCACGATAGAGGCACCGGACCGGGCCGCGGCTTGCTGGAAAATATCCATCAGCTGCGGCCCCTGTTGGAGGGCGATCATCAGGGGATTCATCCCCATGGCCGCCGTGACGCCGATGTCTGCGAACTGGCGGGACATATTCAGCCCCTCGGCAGCGGTCAGACCCATTCCGGCCCTTGCGGTCGTGAGGACCATGGCTTGCTGACGCATGGCCACGTTCATCGTCCCCGCAGCGCCCCCGGCCTGCCGGGCCGCGTCGGCCAGCCTATCGGTGGCGCGCTCTGCGGAACGCGTCGCGCCCTCGACACCCCGCGCTCCGGCCTCCAGCCGGTCGTAGGCGCGCTCGGCTGCCGCCGCGCCTTGCCCATCAAAATCGAAGCCAAGCCGAGCGAGGTCCATCAGATTTCTCCCGCCAGTCGCTTAAGGCGGCGACGCTCGGCCCTGGGCAGCTCTGCGAACTGCTCATAGAGCCCACGCTCTCGGCAGCCTTGCTCCATCCCTTGGATCGTCGCCTCGACCTCATCCGCGCGCTCAAGAGCAATGCCCGGGGCGGGCTTTCGGAGTTGGTCGAAGATGTCCCGAAGGTGTTGGAGGCCGACTACCTTTTCAATGACCCACGGCAGATCATAGACATTCCACAGGGTGCGATTGAATGCGGCTGCCGTAGAGTCGGCCTTGGCTTGGATGGCGTGGAAATCGGTCAACCGACCCTCCTTGTGCTGGCGTCAGCGGCGGCCACGGCTTCGCGCCGAACCTGTGCTGAAATCTGGGGAAATTGTTGGGCGGCGAGGGTGACCCACGGCCGGCCGCGCCGCTGGCTTGTGCCCCAGTGAACGAACCGCGCGTAGGTGGCTTGGTAGACGAGGCGCAGGCTGCTCTTGAGGTCCCACGCGGCGATAGCAGCGGCGACAGGCTCGCCCTGCTCACCTTGAAGGGAGGCCCTCATGAAGCCGGTGTCTATCGGGATGCTACCGGGGGCCTGGGCGACCTCGACCGTGCGCCGGACGCTTTCGCGCATCACATGGTCGTCGATCTGGCGCATCCGGGCCAGAACCTGGTGGATTTCGCTGTCAAATGGTGGCCGGGCGGGTCTGCTCATCTGCGGCTTCCTTTTCAGGCTTGGCCATGGTCTCGGGCGGCCTTGAAGGTACCCGGTTTCGGGCATTTTTTCTATCTTTGTTCTCATAAAGAGCGGGCGACGGTCGGGGGACTCCGACCGCCGCCCTACACGCCAAGGCTATGTCCACACTCGCCCCGGCGCGGTTCTGTTAGGCCGCCTCGGCCACAGGATCGGCCGGCGGGTCGAACGTGCCGCCCATGGCCGCCGCCAGCTTGCCCCGGGCCGTCGCAGCGGCGGCGCTTCCGTCTATCGCTCGCTCTTCGGCCCCGATGTCGCGCAGCTTCTTGGCCCCGTTCTGAAAGCCTTGGTTCGCTAGCACGACCGACTGGAGGGCGAACTCGAGGTCAGCCATCTCGCTTTCAAGGGTCGGGTTGGCCCTTTGCACAAAGTCTTTGATCAGCGCCTCGCGCGGCATCGTGACAGCCCCGGTGGTGATCGGGCTGGGCGCGTGCAGAACGGCCGACATGAGGAACTGATCACCGCTCGCCACCGCCTCAAGGATGGCGGCGTCGCGGTCCTTCTGAGACATCCCCCTCAGCGCGGCCCGGATTTCGGCCGATCCCGGAAGCTCGCTGTGAATTCCGGCGTTCTTTTCGGCCTGGATGCTCAGATCGGCCATCCGCTCGGCAATCTCTGTGTGCGTCCGCTGAGCGACCTCTTGGGCGCGGGTTATCGCTGCGTCCGCCGCCTTTTTGTAGTCGAGGGCGTTGGCCTCCCGCGTATTCAGCGGGCTTTGGTTGTTCCGGATACCCAGGACGCCGTCATAGATCGCGGCCATCTGGTCGAGAGTGTTGAGGGTCCGGCCGAAAACCGGGTCGCTGAGGTGCTCAAGGCGCTTTCGGGCACCCGTGCTGCTCACCGTGGCGGGGCGAATGTGGCTTGTCATAATCGTCTCTCTTTGTGGTTTGGGCCAAGGCCCGGGGGTTCATCGGGGTGAGTAGAAACCCTCGAAGGTTCGTGAGGCTCGGGTGGCGTTGGCTTGGACCCCGAAAAGGGCGGCCGGCGCTTTCGGCTTCGCCCGGCAAAGGCCGATCAAGCCGGCGGCGGCGTTCGCCAGGTCGTCATGCCCGCCGGGGGCGTGGTCGATGATCTCCCGGCCGCCTCTCGCCACCCGGCGCTCGAGTGTGGCCAGCTGGGTCACAACGCGGGGGGAATCGAGAAGGTCGGCCCGTTGGCTGTTCAGGACCGGCAGGAGGTCGAGATAGATCTCCGAGCGCGTGTGGTCGGAAAGCTGATAGGCGACCCCTCGCTTGCGGAACTGCTCACGGGGCCATTCGCCGCCGTAACGGTCGCCCGTCACCTGCGAGATGCCGTAGGCCTTCAAGGTGGCGCAGAACTCGTCCACCACGCTTTCGGGGGAGAAGGGCGGCCGGCGCTCGCGAAGGGCGTCCAGCACGGCCATTTCGCCCTCGGTGTGGCCTATGGCCAGCGTCATGGAGTCGGATGAACCACCGGACGGGTCCACAAAGGCCCGATATTGAATCCCGGCCTCTGGCGGGCGCTCGGTGATGCCCTCCGACACACAGGCCTGGATCACCTCCAGCGTCATGAAGGCCTCAATGTCGCGCCGGAACTCCGCCAGGTACTCAGCGCTCGCGCTGGAGGCGTCTCGGGCCATGGCGCGGTCGATCACCGTCTGGGGGATCGTCGGGTTCATCTCGCGCGTCGTGGCCTTCCAGACCAAAGGGTCGCCGTCTTTGCCCCAGTGCCGCTTGTGGGCCTCATAGAGAGCGCCCCGGCGGGCATAGGGCGACGATGCACAGATCAGCATGGAGCCCGGGATCGAGGCCATGCCCGGCCGAACGGCGTCCAGAATGGCGTGATCAGGCTCCGCCGCGTCATCGGTTGGCCAGAAGGCGATCTCATCCCCCAGGACCGCCGCGAAGCTGTAACCCCTCGTGGTGCGGAATGAGGCGGTCCCCACCTCGATCGAGACCTGGTTGGTGAGGTCCACGCCCTCCGCCGTCTCGCCCGTGATCCGGGCCGCCAACATAGGAACCTCGCGCAGAAGGCCCTTAATGTAGCGCATGATCACCCGGGCTTGCCGGCGATCGGCCGCGATCACCATGACCGTGGCCCGCTCGCCCGGCTGGAGGTGCGCCCGGTAGTCTCGGAAGGCCGCCAGATAGACCGCGACCAAGGCCATGACGAAGCTCTTGCCGCCCCGGCGGCCGATGATCAGCCACGCCTCATCCTGAGGGGCCAAGGGGGCCAGTTTCCGGCCTGTGTGGTGCCGATAGAGGGCTAGGGCCTCGTCACCGATCGGCAAGCCGAACAATGCCGCCAGAAAGGCCCGCCAGGCCGTCCAGTCGCCACGCTTGAACCACGGGGCGAAGAGGTGGGGATCATCACAGGCCCTCAGGATATCCATCATTGGTCGCTCTCCGTCTGGCGGCTCAGGTAGTCGTGAAGGTCGGGGGTCGTGTCGCGGGCGCGGCGCTCCAAGCCCAGATCGGCCAATAGGCGGCGCTGGGCGTTGGTCAGGGTGATGAACTCCCCCAGGTCCATCGCATCGCCGGCAAGGTAGGACGCGGCCCGGTCACGGATCACCGCCCCCAAGAGGCTGGCGGCCGTGATCACCTCCCGCTTCATGGTCGAGACGTTCCGCCAGCCGCCCAGGTCGGCCGCTATCGACTCCATGAGCTCGGAAGTGTCGCGGTGCGCCCGGGTCCGCTTGTCCAGATCGGCAAGCGTTCGCAGTCGGGCCTTTGCCCGCGGCTTGGCGGGCGTGGTTGGCCTCATCCGCTGTTGCTTCTGGCGCGTATCAGCGGTCATTCGGGAGCCTCGTTTGTGGGATTGGATGAGGGGTAGGCTCTCCGCAAGATGCCGCAGGGCAAGGATCACGGGCAATCACGGGGGAGAAACCCTCCGCCGGGTGGCCGAGAGGGGAAAATCTGGGGGCTTCGGTCTGACCAAGGGCGCGGCCGATGACATGAGCAGGCGCGCGGCATCCGGGTTGGCCCGGGGGCGGTCCATGGTCGTCCGTCTTCCAGAGGCTTGGGACGCGCTGCCAGGTCCGAACTCGCAAGAGCCAGTCGTAATCGCTCTTGGGATATCCTTCGCAGTAAAGCCGGTCGGCGGACGGCAGGTAGGCTTCCCATCCCCGCTTGTGGGTCAGCCATTTGTCGGCGGCTCCCATGAAGCGGCCGTCCTGTTCCTTTGCGTCGGGTGATTGCTCGACGAATGCCTGGACCGCGAGGCGTAGGGCTTGCGGTGCTGTTCCGCTGGCCACGACATCGTCGATCGCTTTCTCGACCTTGGCCAGATTGGCTCTCCCGGCGGATGCTTTTGGCATCAGGGCGAAGATCTCTTCGGCAAGCCTCTTTTCATCCGAACGACGCGTAGCGTTCTTCTCAAAGGGTTCTCTCAAAGGGTTAGGTGGCAATACAGTGCCGGTTACCCTGTCGCTGGATTGCCGGTCTGGGGCCTCCAAAGCGGCAGTAGGTTGCCGGTCTAGTGCGGCAATGGGCCGCCGGTCTGTGAAGGCGGGCCGATAGCGGTCCGGCCTCTGAAACCCGCCGCTTTTGATCGTCAAATGGCCACGCGCGACAAGGTCCCTGAGCAGGTTGCGGACCTGCCTTTCTCTCACTCGCGCGAGGTCGCCCAACGTCTTCTGACTCGGCCAGGCGTCGCCCGTTTTGCGGTTGAGGTGGCGCGCGATTGCAAAGGTCAGGGAGAAGCCGGCCGCGCTGATCTGAGGGTCGTCCTGAACCGCCTCCAGCCACTTCATACGCAGGCGCGCGAAGTCGCGTTCCCAGGCGTTGTCACCTGAGCTCATGACGCCACCTCGAGGCCCTGAAAATGGCCGTCGTCGTTGATCACCGACCGCAGGATCAGCCTTGCGATCGCTGGCGGCGGAGGCGTATATTCAAAGGGTTCGCCGTCCAGCTGAACCACTACCCGATCGGGCTGCCTTTTCGCCGGGGCGGCCCGATTTGCGTTGGCGGTCATCTCTCAGGCAGCCACCGGCACCCGCAGGGCCTGACGGAGCTCACCGACGTTCCAGGCGGTTACCTGGGGGCTGAGCTTACGCGGCTTGGGGATCGACCCGGCCCTCGACCATCGCCAGATACTTACAGGCGTGACCGAATAGAGCGTGGCCACGGTGTCAACGCGAACATAGGCCTCGTCGGGAAGGTCGGAGAAGCTAGGCGATGCCATGGGAAGGCCCCTGAGTGATAGGAGCCCCTCATGTGTCCTGTTGCCCACCCAACGGCACGGACAACAACCGGACTTTATGTCGGGGGTTCTTGTCCTCTTCGCCGGCTCCGCACCAGTTGGCGGCGGTAGCGTCTTTCCGTTCTCTGTAGGCTGTCCAGCTGCACGCCCTGCCGCGCGGCGATGTCGTCGAAGTCCGCGGGCTCGCCCGAAAAGCGGCAAACCCAGACTTCAGTCACGGCGCGGTGCATTGGCTTTTCGGACATGGCGACATCCAACCATGAAAGCCTGGGGTGGCCTTCTCGCTTTCGAGGCCGGAACCGACCCTGAATAAAATCCGCCAGCATATGCATATCCGCACGCTTAAGCGGAACGCCTGTCTTCAACAGGAACTCGAGGTCGCGGCGGTCTCCATCGGCCGCCCGCCGCAACGCGCGGGTGTAGTTGCTCCCAAGGTCCCCGGCCAGGTCGAAAATCGGGGGCCTAACCGTCATGCCGCCCCCCGGATCGGGGTCACATTGTCCTTCGCGGTGGGCTTGGCGAGGAAAGCAGCCCAGTCGGCCATGAGGCGGCGGCGGCGGTCGAACATATCGCCGCGACGGTAGGCAGCCTCGACCTTGTTCCCGACCGCGTGCGCCAAAGCCATTTCGCAGACCTCGGAAGGGTAGGCGGTGCGCTCGGCGCTCCAGTCGCGGAAGGTGGAGCGGAAGCCGTGGGGGACGGCATCTACCTTCATCCGTCGCATGACCGCGGAGAGGGTCATGTCTGAGAGGGCACCACCGCGGGGAGCCCAGAATACAATGTCGGAGCCCCCCATTCGGGGGAGAGCTTTCAGGAGCGCGAGGGCTTCGGCTGACAGGGGGACGCGATGCTCCCTCCCGGCCTTCATGCGATCGGCGGGGACCGTCCACAGGCCCTTGTCGAGGTCGATCTCTGGCCACTGAGCGCCGCGAACCTCTCCCGACCTCGCAGCCGTGAGGATGGCGAACTCTAGGGCGCGAGCACCCATGCCCTCCTGAGAGCGCAGCCGGCCCATGAACGCGCTGGCGTCGTCAATGGGGAGCGCCTTGTGGTGGGTCGGCTTGGCGACCCGGGACGGCTTGGCCAGTATCTTGTCGAGATGGCCGCGCCAGCGGGCCGGGTTCTGCCACGGGGCGTCGATCTGGCCCCGCGCATAGGCAGCGTCCAAGACTTGCTCGAGGCGGCCCCTGATCCGCGTCGCGGTTTCGGTCTTGGTCTCCCAGACCGGCTCCAGGATCTTCAGGACATGGGCCAGCCCTACGTCTCCGACCGCCAAGGGGCCGATCACCGGATAGGCGTAGGTCTCCAGCGTGTTCTCCCATTGCTGGCGGTGCTTCGGGTTGGCCCATCCGCCCTTGTGGGCGGCGATGAACGCTTCAGCCGCCTCCTTGAAGGTCACGCGCTTGCGGGCAGCCGCTAGGAGCGATTGCCGGGCCGCTTGGCGTTGGGCGATGGGGTCTAGACCGTTCCGCACTGCCGAACGGGCGGCGCGCGCGTCTTCTCGCGCCTCGCTAAGGCCCACTTCCGGGTAACTGCCCAGGCCCATCTCACGGCGCTTTCGGGCGATCATGACGAGGAGAACCCAAGAGCGCTTTTGGGTGGGGGTCACTTGGAGGTGAAGGCCGGGAACCCCGCCAACGGCATGGCGGCCCGGTTTGGTTAACCTACCAACGGCAAGCGCTGAAAGCTCTTTGGCGACCTTTGGCACGACAGGTGATCCCCCATCCTACCCCACAACGGGGGCGATACGCGCTGATAGGCCGTGTTGCGGGTTGCGTCAATGAAAGCCCCGCCAGCACTGGATCGGGGGCGGCAAGTGTTGCGGGCTGAGCCGGGCTGATAGGGCTAAACGGCGGGCTCTCTGTCCGCCAGGACCCCAAGCCACGACTGGATTTGCGGGGTTTTCGTTCTCCCACCCCACATCATTCCCCACAACGCGATCGAGCGGTTTAGAGCGCCGCGCGGATGATCCGTCGCACCGCCTCAGGTCGGGAGGGCTTGTCGGTCTGGGCCTCTCGCCAGGCGTCGATCTTGGCAAGCTGATCCGGCTGGAGGCGAACCATGATGGGGGTCCCGGATTGACCGGGGCGCTTCGGGCTTTTGGTATCAGAACTTGCGGGGCTCATTCTCTTCTGATACCAAAAGAGCGGACCGGACGGAAGCTACCAACGACCGCCCGGCCCTAAACCGCAACGGATCGTTTGGAGATCGCGTCATGGCCTTCACTGCCTATAGCGCAGCCGCGCTTATTGAGCACCCTGCCGTCGCTCGGCAACGCCTACAACGCAAGCTGGAGGCGGCTATCGACCTGCTGATCCTCGCCCTAGACCGGCTGGATGGCGACGCCGATCTTGAGCCCGGCGCGGACCTGGAGCCAAGCCTTTCCTTCACCCTCGCATTTGATCAGGACAACGCCTTGCGATCGGAGCCGCTCGGCAACGACTGTATCGACGCGGAAGAGGTTTGCGAGGATGAGGGGGCAGAACACGACGGCCGGGAGCCTGAGCGGTATAACTGAGGGGAGCGACCTCGGGGCGGGCGTCAAACGCCCCACATAGGCTCCAGTTCAACGTCGATCGCCCAGCGCGAGCCGATACGCCGGACCCGGCTTGTCGGCCCGTTGAACACGGGCTCAAGGTCGCGCCGCCGGCTGACCAGACGCGGCGTGATCGATACGGCCGAGGCCGTTGTGGGCAGGATCACGCTCATCAGACGAACCTCTGGCGACCGCGGCGCTGGGCGGCGGCGGCGTCGGCGCGGGTTGCGCCATAAGCTCCCGCCGCGGCTTGGGCCGCCATGGGGGCCGCAACACGGGCCGCCGTGCCCTCGACATAGGCGTTCAGGCCGTCGCGGTCGGCCGTGACCCGAATTTCCACGCTTTGGGCGAGCGATTGAACGAACGCCTGACCGCTTGCCCGGGTCGAGCTGGCCTGATTGCGCGCCGTCGCCGTCGCGCCCTCCTGGTTGGCGCTCTCCGATGGCCGGCCCGAGCCGCCAGTGTTCCGAAGGCCGAAGCTGGCGAGCAGAGCGACCATGCCGGCGACGACCGGGAAGGCAAACGGCCCGAGCATGGCGAAAATCCTGGCCGCCCCTTCGGCCGCCGCCGCCGCGCCGCGGGTCATGCTGTTACCGACCGAGGCCGTCGTCTGCTGGGTGTCCATGACCATCGACTGGATCATCATGGCGAACTGGAAGAGCCGATAACCCTGCTCGGCGGCTTGCAGAACGCGGTAGCCGTCCGAACCCTCCTTGAAGAAGCCCTTGGCCGCGCCGAGCATATCTCCGTAGTTCTGGACCTGAGCCATCGCCCGCTCGCGGTCGGCTTGCGCTCGGCTCAAACTGGATTCGCTTTGTGCCAGGTCAATTTCGGCCATGCGGGCTTGATAGCCGGACATCACCGTCAGGAGGTTGCCAAGCGCCCGCCCGCTTTCGCCGAAGGCAGAGGCCAAGCCGCGAGCGGTGTCCTGCGCCAAGGTGTGGATCAGCCGCATCTCGTCGGCGATCGTGCGGAGCGGGTTCACCATCTCCACGACGGCGTTGAGCGGTTGGAGGTTGACGCGGGAAACTTGCTCCATGACTTGGGCGACTTCGCGGGCCTGACGAATAGCAGGGCCGCCCCGATTGGCCGATCCTGCCCCTTCGTCCTCTCCGGCTTCCCCACGAATCCGGCCGCGGCCTCGTCCTTCAATGGCGTCAGAGATCGCTTCGAATTGGCGGTCAACCATCGCCGAGCCCTCGGCCATGCCGGCGGCGTACTCGGTCGCAATCGTCCGGCCTGCCGCGCGGGCGGCTCCGGCGTTCGGGTTGTTGAGCTCGGTCAGATCGACGATCGAGAAATCGGAAATCTGGCCAGCGGCGCGAAAGGCCGGGTTGATGGCTCCGAGGGCGCGAGCCGCCGCCAACACGGCATTGATGCCGCGAACCGCTCCGTTGATCATTCCTTCGACGGCTCGGATTGTCGCGTTTGCGGCCCCGACAGCGAGATCACCGATCACGGCGGGGAGTTGACCCCAGACCGCGCGGATCGCCCGGAACGCCCCGATAAAGCCGCCCGTGATGGCCTTGGTCGCCGAGACGAGAGCGCGGGTGGCCACGTCCATAGCCCGGGTGAACCAGTCGCCAATCGCGGTCACCGCCGGGCCGATCTTGTCCCAGATGATGTCGCGCAGATAGTCGAACGTCCCGCCGAGTACGTCGCCCATGGTCACGCCACGGTTCTTGACGTTGTCCAGTTGGTCTGAGGTCAGCCCCATCCCGTCCGTGAGGT